CCTCTACGGTACTCTCAATGTTTACAAACTCTTCAACAATATTAAGAGCTTGATCATCTGGCAAATCCCATGCTGAATTTAGCTCATTGCCATGTCTGTTGTTGTCACTCCATGACGAGAGAATGTACTCATTGTAGTTTGTAATCCAATCTAAAAAGGATGCAAACATGGTTTGATCAGACTCCTCAATGTTGATTGTGTCTGACATGTCCAACTCTACGTCAGGAACATAATAAGAATTACCATTAGGCAACTTACGCACAGACGTTGTTGCATTAATACGATGTTGAACAGGCAGTCTCTTATTTTGAAAGAGCGTTTGAAAGGGAGCACCCATAGTCTTAAATGCTTCCCGATTATCCACCTCCCAAATGAAAGGAACTTCACCCACATCAACAGGTTCGCCCTGCACATCTACAGAATCAACCATCTGCACTGTGCCAAATACAACACGTACCCGCTTAATCTGACGAATAAGATTCTGCATGTCTTCGGGCAGAGCCTTAAAGTCCTCAATGTAGCCAGCAGGTTTACCGCAATTGAACTTACCGGAATTATCCTTCAGATCAATGTTTAGTGTGTCAGCCATCACGGTTTTAACAAAGGAATTTTTTGTATCACCAGTACCCTTCACAAAACGTTTGTGCATAAAGCGTTGCATGTAGGGACGAATGCTGATCTCAGGGGAGAAGTATGCTTGATCTGTATCGGGAAGCTCTAACTTATAAGTTCCTCCTTCAACAACTTCCACATTAACTTTCTTTTTATTTACCTCTGCTGTACCCATTATTGGGCTGTGATTAATCTTCAGCCGTGCAAGAGTACTCTTGGATTTGCTACTAGTAGTAGCCTCTTCAGAAATACCCATAGCTTTAGCCATTTCTGCATAGTTATTTGTATCAATAGTTGTTAAGCTCATTTGTGTGTTCTCCTTCTTTTTTCATAAAGCTTGCAGTTATATCACGATATTGCTTTGATGTCAAGCCAATTGTTTCCAATCTTTGCTTCAAGCAACAAAGGAACATTAAAGTCCACACCCCACTGTTGAAAGATTAAAGAGTGCAAAGATTTATTAGTACTTTCAATAATTTCTACGGCATATTTTTCCTCCTCTGGATGAACATCTACGATTATACTATCGTGTACTGTGTTTACAATACAGGACTGTCTACCTTTCAACAACTCCTCCATGTACAACAATGCCAGTGGCACTATGTCTGCCGTAGCAAAAGATTGCACTGGATAATTCTTTATCTGTGTAAAGTGTGATGGATCGCCATTCCATCTACGTCTTACGTCAGGAAACGCAAACTCTCTGTGTGAAGGCGTCTTCACCACACCTGTATTTAATGCTTCAGAGGCGAGGCGTGAGTGCCATTCAGATATACCTTTGTACTTGTTCACAAAGTGCCTGTAATAAGCAGCCACACTCTCTCCTCTGCCGTAACCAGTAGCTCCGTATAGAGGTGCAAATGTATGTGCCTTTGCTTCCTGTCGCGTAGTAGGCAGTCCAGCATCCGATATAACTTTGGCTGTGTAACTGTGAACATCGAAGCCTTCGGATACCTCCTGCATAGCCGTTTCATCCTGCGACAGAAATGCTGCTGTTCTAAATTCTAATTGAGCAAAGTCCGCTTCAAGTATTTTGCCATCGTTAAAACGAGATACAAACACACGCTTGATAGGAAAGGTTCCTCCACGTGGCATGTTCTGCATGTTGGGGTTACGTCCACTAAACCTGCCTGTCGCTGTCATATGTTGTGTTAATTGTACATGTAACATACCGTCTATTTTGGTAAAGGATTTTATGCCATCCACAAAGGAAGACAGATAAGTATCAAGAGCATTTAACCGGCGTACATTTCGTAAAAACAGTGCTGCGTCTGGCATGTTCTTACCAAGAGCTATGTGCTCTAACATCTCAAGATTAGTTTTACTGGTAGTAAACCCGTGTGCACTTATCCACTTAACATTTGGTGCGGCGAATTTAAGTCCCGCTAATTCATTTGTTGGTTTAAATAAATAGCCTACACCATTGCAAACTATACATTTAGTTGGGCGTGCAAATGGAGAGCCGTCCTTTTTAGTCTTACGCACCTTACCCCCACCATAACAAGACGAACATTGAACAGCATGGGACTTGTAAACTTTGTCAGACAGATTGTTGACCATTTTATTATAGTCTATCTTCACCATGCCCTGCGTAAATTCCCCCGCCCATTTCTTTTTATCTTTTGGTTTGCGAGAATAAATTACCGACGACAATTGTTCTGGAGAGTTTAGATTAATAGGAACATCACCCATTAACTCTGCTATTTGAATGTCTAATGCTTCCTCTAGCTCTGCCTTCTCGTCCTCAAATTCCAGTCTTACTCTATCTAACTCGCATTGATCTATCTTAAATCCGCGTTGATAAATATGGGCAAGAGAGACAGCCACTTTATTAGACAGAACAACAGGCTCCATGAGCATAGAGTCGGGGTCAGTGCTTAATCTTTTATACAGTGTGTTACACAACTCCTGTGTAGCGTGAAGATCAGCACTTAGATACGCACTTAATTCATCGTGTGGTATATCTGCAACAGACACTCCCTTAGACAGATACTCTTTAAGAGTGCCACGCTTCTTGGTATTTAGATCATACCTTTCAGCACACATCTCTAACGATAATGGTTTCTTCTGCCCCCGTTGTAACACATACTCTGCAAGCATCGTGTCAAAGACAGGGCCATCATACTGAAACCCACTCTCCCACAACCATACAAGATCATGCACGATGTTGTGACCAATAAGTATCGTGGCTTTGTCGAGTAAATCTTGTACACCGGAACCATCAAAGCTTATTAACCTCACGCCTTCCATTTTGGTAGGCTGACCGTGAACAGAGTTGTGGTAAATAGTGAATAGCTTTTCCTCTCCTTTGTCTGTTAGTGTACCTATCATTACGATATCATTGTCAGGCTCGAAGGGATCGAAGTGTATCTTACCATCCCTCTCAGTGACAGTATGTTCTATGTCAAGCGTTAGCTTCATTTGCTCTTTTCCTTAATTTATTTCTTGCTCGTTGCTGTCTAGCCAAATACTTCTCGTGAGATGCCTTCATCTGAAACCATCTCTTCAGAGAAAATCTTTTGCGTACTCGACCCTCCATACAAGTGGGATCACCAGAGTGACTTGTCATGTGTGCCCACTTTCTTCCTTCCTTAACATACACAATACGAAGACCACTGCCTATACGTGGGGCTTCGTCGCCAAGTTGTAGGTCATATCGTGTGCCATATTTTTCTTGCTTTATTTCATGCCACTCGTCCCAGTTGTTTTCTACAATGCTATATTCATTTCTTTGCTGAACCTTTCTGGGTCTACCCCTCTTTGGTTTAGGGCGTAGAAATTCCGGTATGTCCAGTAAGTCATCAAGATAGTTCATGGTATTTTTTATCTCCGTAGAATAATGTTATCTCGTCACCAGAGTAGATAGGTCCGCTAGGAAGTAAGTATCTTACTCTAACAGATGGGCCTCTGTCAAGGTTGTCTCTTGTTCCCAGCAAAACCCACGATAAATTAAAAGACTCAACTGCCGTTGATGTCTTTAGATAAACTTCATCCTCCGTTGTTATACAATTAGGCTCCTCACTGTGGTTTATGAATGCACCCAGTGCTGTTCGTAACCAACCTAAAAGCGGATGGTATACATGGGTAGCCACTGTACCATTGTCAATAAAATCCTTTGCGGCAAACAAACCCAACCCATGTATAGCAGACTCGCTAATAGTAAATCCTATAGGTAATGCTCTTTTATTCATGCTGTGTACCTTGCTGTTCTGTAGTCAAGTTCGCAAATGATACGCCCATGCCAACCAGATAGTTTATTTTTCACAACATTCAAATGCCGCTGCGTACTTTCCTCCTCTCCGTTTACTCCCTCTACAGGAGGGTTCTTTGCAATGAGTATCATAAGGTCAGCTTCCGCTGCCTTACCTGTTCGACTGCCTTCCATCATAGCTTGGTTCAACTGTATCTTACCCTCTGCATCTGCACTTAACTGTGACATGTAGAACATAGCGCACTCATACATCTTAGCAATCTGTCTTGCATATACAACGTTAGCTTTCAATGCTTCATCAGTACGAGCAAAGCCCTGTGTTGTGGCAAACTTATCTCCCATGTCCAGCACTACGATGTCAGGCTTGTATGATTTACATACGCTCTCCACCCACCCCATGTCCTTACCCGTTACGTCCTTAAGAAAAATGTTATTTCTAATCTTTCCGTACATGTCCCATGCAGCTTTGGGATTTTCCTTTATCTGCATCAGCGTCATGCCAGTGCAAGCCTGTAGATATCGTGCACCCACACGAGGTGAACCCTCTTCATTACACAGTACCATACAGCTTGCTCCTTGTGCAGCAAAGCCTTTAGGTGAGGCCACCATACTAGCATGAAAGGATGTCTTGCCTACGTTAGATCGTGCACCTATCTCAATCAAGTGACCAGCGTTAACACCTTCTACCTTTGTGCACAAAGTGGGAATGTTAAACTTCCAGCGTGTCTCCAGATCGTTCTGTGCAAGCAGTGTGTCAATGGATATGTCATCCCACTCCACGTGCAGGTCAGGCATGAAGTCATCAGTGTACCTGTCAAGCAACTCACGTAACGGCTCCAGCGTAGCTTGTGTACCATTCACATAATCAAAACCCAGATTGGCAACCTCCTCACCCACTACTTGCTGAAACAGTTTAGATAACACCTCCTGTGCTACATCCTTGCCTAACGGTTGCTCTCGTTTTATTCTATGAAACAGATCACCATATGCTTGCTTCTGTGCTGTGGTCATAGAGGGATTGCCCGACATGAACAGAGCCTCTATCTCATCAGGCGTAACAGTTCTATCATACTTCTCTATGGCTACATCAAGAGCATGTTTGATCTTACGAATGTCCTTGCTAAACAATCTGTCGGGACACCTCGCCCCTCTGTGATCGTCATAGAACTCCTTGTCCATGAGGGACCGTACTAAAGCTAGTTCCATATTAATTTCTCCAAGTTTTGAATGTCTCGTGGATTTTTGTATTTCAAATCATCGTCTAATTTTAACACACTTACCTCCGAATGTATAGACCTCAGTTCCTGTGCTATGCCCAATGTCTTAGGCAATGCGTCTGGATCAAGTGCTACAATTAGTTTAGCATATTCAGTCAACGATTTCTTATGTGTATCTTGTAATGACGTACCTAACAATGCCACACCAGTGCACTTGCTGCTTGATCCTATTACTGCTGCACTGATAGCGTCCTCCACAATCACAGCAACAGGTTCAAACCCATATGTATACGGCAACCCCGCCTCACCATACCTCTTCCATTTTGGAAGTCTTCCAGACAGAGATCGACCAGTGCCGTCCACCATAGTTCTGCCTCTGAAGATGGGAAAAACTATACGGTGTTCTTTAACATCGTACATGGGAGGGGGCTGCATGTCTTGCAGATACCACCTTCTCAGAAATTTTTGAAGATCAGCATGTCTGCACCCCTGCACTATATAGTCTGGCTTCTCCCACATTGGTTCAACATTCTCTTTTGTTTGCATTGTGTTTCGTATGTCATCTACATTCAGATAGGTACGGGTACCACCATGCACAAAGCACCCAGCTTTGTAGCAGTTCCAGACAATCATTCCATTTTTGTTGGTTACCGTAAACGTTTTGAACCCGTCGCAAACAGGACAGTTACGTCTAACCGTAGCTCCATTTGCGACATCCAAATCATCCACAAAGTTTCGTATGTCCATTTCTTTGCTCCAATTCTCTTATTCTACTTTCTAACCAACGAAGCACCATAAGATATTCTACATCTTCTTTGTCCTGTCTTAACAGGTGTAATTCTTTTTCATCTCTAAGTATGAATAAAGATGTAACTTCTGCATTGCTTAACATTATGTATCACCTTTCATGCGGCACGGGTCTATGCTTTTACCATAACTTTGCCTCTGTGTCAAGGCAGAATTAGCACTGGCATACGTATGTGTCAGATAAGGCTTAACACTTTGTGGATTAACGTGTCCTGTCACTGACATGATCTGCCCCATAGAAACACCGGCATCATTCATCTGCGTAGTACCTGTCCTTCGCAAGTCCATGAGCCACAGTTCAGACGGTAGCTCTGCTGCCAATATTACCTGCCTACTCAACTTAGACAAACGTTGCTTAGTGTGAGGAACAAACTCACCCCCGATTGGCATAATCATGGGAGCCACGTATTTCTGAAACCCAAAGTCCTCATGCTGTTGCGTTAACATATTAATA